ATTCTTGTTGTTAACATCTATATTAATAGTTGCACTCCATCCTGTCAAAAGGTTGTTAAAACGTGCTGTAAAAGGTTCTGCTGTTATAGGAAGCTGTAATACTACTTCACCATCAACCCAAGATTTAACATTTAAACTGTGCTTAAATTCTGCTATCACATCTTGAATAATATTTAGTGTTTCAGAATAAGCATCTACACGTCCTATCCTTTGTTTGTTAGGTGCATCCCCTACTTCATCATTAACCATATCCATAACATAGATAGTAAATGAATAAGTTAAAACGCCTTGATTGATTGTAGCACTTCCCGGTTCTGCATACAATATAACGTAATCAGTAGCACCTAGTTTATTTATATCCACCTCATCAAGCATTCCTGAATGGAAACTATTTATTTGATGGTGCTTACTTGCTATTGTTTCTAAGTAACCTACTGCATTTCTAAAACTTATCATAGTTGCTACGTTGTTTATTATTATAATCTTGACTATATGCCAAGTATGTTAAAACTTCTAAAATAGGCAGTTCTGTTATTTTACCTATATCTAGTATTGAAGAAGATAAACTGTAGATGACGTTGTACCATCCCCATTTAGAACTCATTGTTACGCCCTTTGTTGTGTCGTGTTCAGATGCGCTAAATATCGCTGCGAAATCTTCGCCAATCTTTCTCCTAAAGTCAAAAAAAAACCTAACGAACTTAATGCTATACTCATTGGACAATCTTTAAATAGCTCCTCTTTGAACTCATCAGGATTATACGCTTCAATGGCATATCTTTCATTAACCTTCTTTGTCGTCCTCCTATATACTATAGACATAATAGTATGTAAGTTTTCTATAGGATTTTTGCAATATGTTTCTAAATCTATATATTCTCCTGTGGTTAAATTATTTAAGTTAGGACAAAATCCATATTCAACATCCTTTAAGTTAAATAGCTTCTTGAAATCATCTTCTGTGGGTTCAGTATCTATCATCTTTTTTATGATAGTCATTATTTCTACTAAATCCTTATACGCCATTTTCTTAACTACAAAAGGACTTGTTCCACACAATAAAGCCAGACTTTTTACAATCTTGGTTTTCTCACTTCCTTTGCCTTCCTGTATCTTTACATATTCCTGATAAGTTCCGATAGTTATATCAGACCAATTATCTGGTATTGTTAATTTTACCTCTTTCATTACTAATAAATATAAAAGTTTATAATTCGTTTTTAATTCTTTGTTCTGCTATTTTAAAATAGTCTTTGTCAAGTTCTATTCCTATAAAATCTCTATTTGTATTATAACAAGCAACGCCTGTTGAACCTGCACCCATTGTGAAGTCTAATACTGTTTCAAATTCATTTGTGTATGTTTGTATTAGATATTCCATTAAAGCAACAGGCTTTTGTGTTGGGTGTACTGTTTTTCTAGCACTTTTAAAACTTAAAACTTTAACAGGAAGATTAGTTAAAGACTTTGAGGCTTTTGCTTTCTTTCTATTTCCGGTAATATGGTCATCTTTTCTTTTATTAGAATATATTTTGCCCTCTATTTGTATAGCACCCTGTGGATTATAAGTTCCCTTAAAATGTTGTGCTGACACTTTAAAACTACCAAAAATAGATATGTTTTCATACATATTTAAAGGTTTTGTTTGTCCTTGCATAAAACCTGTTTTTTTATTCTTCACCCAAATCCAATCATATTTGTAGTTTTTTATATTACTCATTCGTAAAGCACTAGAAAATGGTTCTGAGCCAAATAAAACAATAGCACCATTGTCTTTGATAATTCTATTAAGTTGTTTCCACATTGGTTCAAAAGGAATAACACTATCCCACTTACAAGCTGTTATACCATAAGGAGGGTCTGTAATTATAGCATCAATACTTTTATCTGGTATCAATTTCATTACTTCTAAACAATCACCATTGTATAATTTCATAATATATAGTATTTTCCTGAATGATTAATTGACAGCTTGTTTAAACATAGATACCGTACAGCATCTACTAAGTGGTCATTAATCTTTACGGGCGTATTTAACACATCACCATTTTTATCTGTTGCCCACTTATAGCTTCTAAATTCTTTGATTGCATTTAGACTATCCTTTGTGATGTTAAGTTTGTATCTACGCATTATATCAATTCCTAAATGTATTCCTGCACCTTTCTTAGCAGGTTTAATGTTAAATCCTTGTCTGTATATTTCTTCTATTGATTTAGGTTCTGCACTATCGGCTACTATTTCTGTGGTTCTATCTATTCCTAGTTGTTTCATTTTATTGGCTAAATCTGTATTAGTTAAACGCTTCTCATAAAGTAGTTCTCTAATATATAGGGTGTCATCTAATTGTCTAACTTCTACAAGTGCTGTAGGACTATTAGTAAATCCAAAGTCTAATCCATAACCAACTAATCTTCCTTGTACATCATCTACTAAATTAAAGTTTCTGAATATCATTGTCTGTACTGTTCCTATTTCACCAAGTCCATAAACACGCCAATAGTCTGGGTCTATGTCTTTTAGTCTTTCTATTTCTGCAATAGTATCTTCATCTAAAAAAGGATTGGCTTTATATGTAGACTGTAAGAATGTGCAATCATCTCTAGTATGTACTTTCTCATATATCCAAGAATAAGGGTCTGATGGATTATAGTCTAAATATATCTTTTCTGTTGTTCTAAGTATTAGCTGTTGCCAATCTTCATAGTGAAATTCGTTGGCTTCATTACACCATAGATAGTGGCGCTTCCTTCCACGTATCTTGACTGGTTGGTCAACTGAAATAAACTCTAATAGATTGCCATTGAGGGTATATGATAATTCTGATTTATTGTGATTAGCTTCATTATATAGTTCTAGTTCTTTTAAGATATTAAGAACATCACGATATGCTGTACCTTTAAGAGCAGGGAGTGTCTTTCTGCATATAGTAAATACTTTGCCTGTTTCTTCTAAGCATTTAACAATAAACAACTGACAAAGCGAATAAGTCTTTGAAGAACGAGTCCCCCCCTGAAGACAAGTGATTCTTGTGCTAGACTTATACGCCTTGTGAAATACATTTGTTGTTTTAATCTTTGCCTGTGTCAATTACTTGTATAGTTAAATCGGTTAATGATTTGCCTCCACTTGTTATATCTAATTTCTCTGCATATCCCCTTTCTTTAGCTTTAGACTTTAGATAGAATATAATGCTTGTTTCTTTACCGCTAGATATATTCTTAATTAATTGTCCTTCTACATAATCTATCTGTGCTTCTTTAATATCTTCTACTGCCTGAGCAAATTCTTTATCTTCTCGCATATAACGATAGTATGTAGAACGGCTTATATTACCTGCCTTTTTACAAGCGTGATAAATAAGTCCTTGCGTTTCTTGTAACGCTTTTAATAGTTTCTCTTTTTTATTCTGTGCCATTTGTATTATTTTATCTGTTATAATTTAACTGCCTTTTGTCCTGTAAACTGTTCCCATCTTTCTATAATTACATCACAATATTTAGTATCTAATTCCATTCCATAACATACTCTATTTGTTTTTTCACAAGCTATTAATGTTGAACCACTACCAAGAAATAAATCTAATACTATTTCTGCTTGATGATTTTTAATTGCTCTAATACATAATTCTATTGGTTTTTGCGTTGGATGTAATTTATTAACACCTTCCTTATCAATCTCCCAAACTCTGTTTTCTGTTGTGCTTCCTATAAAATTTGTTTTTGTTCCTTTTGGTTTCCATATTAAACAAGGTTCGTGATTTTGTTTGTATGAAGCACCTAATGCTCCATATCCCCCTTTCTTCTTCCATATAATCAAGGCTACTATTTCCCCTTTTACATCTTCAACACCTCTATATAGTCCAAACGGAACAGTGTCAGCATAAAACATAAAAACAACTCCATTTGAAAATTTATTAGCAATTGCAACTGCTTGATAATATAAATCCAAATCATCATTTTTAATTCCTTGTCTGTTGTTTTGTTCTAATCCGTTTTTCCCATCTTTTAAACCACCTGTATAGTTTACTCCATAAGGGGGGTCTGTAAATACCATATCTGCTTTCTGTCCATTCATTAACTTTTTAACATCACTTTCTTTTGTGCTATCACCACACATCAATCTGTGTTTTCCTAGTTGCCAAACATCACCAAGTTTTACTCTACTTTCTTTTACTTCTGGAATATGGTCATCTTCTGTATTGCCTTC